AGGCCGTTGGAAAAACCTCAACCGTGACCCTGACGCAATCCAGCTGGTCAGATCCCGTCAAGCTTGTGGAAGACGGCGCGGATGGAGAAGGATCCACAACCTATTGTCAAAACACGGCTCCGAACCCGTCTTTCCTTGCCCTGCATGAAGGGGATCTGTGGGTTGACACCTCGGATGGAACCGGGGAAACGAACGGCAATAATGCGCTGTATCGGTGGGACGGTTCACAGTGGGTGTCCGTGCAGGACTTGAACATTCCAACGATTATCACGGCCCTTACATCCGCGCAATCCCGGCTTGATATTCTGGACACGGAAATAGAATCAACGGTTGATGCAACCTATGTTACGAATCAGCTTGATTCCATGCTCCAGCAGTTTAACAGCACACTTGAACAGACCGCGCAGGATTTGACAGCAACGTTCAATGTGAACATTGAAAGCGCAACCGGAGCCGTGGATACAAAGTATTCCGCGTATATCCGGGCGAACGGTGACGGCGTGGAAATTGGCCGATCTGACAGCGCGTTGAAATGCGTTCTGAACAATGAACGGCTGTCCTTTGTGTACAACAGCGGAAGCGCGACACGGGAGGTTGCATACTTTGCAAATGATAAACTGTTCATCACGTATGCACAGATCACGGATGAACTGGTTATCGGTTCCGAGAACGATGA